CGGATGAAAACCCGCGGACGGGACACACACAAAATGACCAACAGTCAGTTTTCACCCGCCGTCCACGTCGCTCTGCTCCGCTCCGTGGACGGAACTTGGTGTAACACGTTACCACGTCACAGCACGACGATAAACAGTCCGAAAAATACTTTCAAAAAACTTTGAAAAAACCTATTGACATTTCTTCAAACATGTGTTAAGATATATACGTAATCAAGAAGAACACAAGTTGCAACGAAGTTTCAGACGATTACAAAAGAATATTCAAGAAAGGCAAAAAAACTCCTTTCTGCGTAATTTCATTGTCAGTTTCCATACTCTCCATATTATCTATTACAACAAATACTATTTGAAAGGACAAACAAAACTATGCTTACTAACACTATCATCAAATCTACAGACCTTAGCAAAATGGACAAGTACAACGTAATGAACTACAACAACGGTGAGAACCTTGAAAAGGCTATTAAAGAATTCGGGAAACTCGTTATCTCCTACCCGGACGCATGGGCAATGGTTCACACTGTGAATGACAACCCGAAGCCCGGTCAGGATAAGGAATATGACAAGCTTGTCATTATCGCAGATGGCATTCTGTATCATACTGGCTCCCAGTCGTTCACCCAGTCGTTCCTTGACATTGTGGGCACGTTCGACGCAAGCGACGGTATGGAAATCGAATGCTTTGCGAAGCCGTCCCAGAACTATAAAGGTCGTAACTTCCTCGGTTGCCGCCCTGTAGCAAAGGCAGGTGAATGATAGTGAAGTATATTCGTAGAACTGTTCAGACCACGACATACACTTACACGATTAACGAAAACGGTATTGAATATCACTTCACCGACGTTTGTGAGGGTGCTCCCACTCTCTACGCGTTGACTAAGAAGTTGCACCGCGACCACGACAATAAAGAAAAGGGCCGCGTTGTAACTTTCGTCAACATTGAGTCTATCGAAGAAAACCGCTACGAAATGTCCGTCAAGGATTTTATCGAGAACGCGGAACTCGTAGACCGTATCAAATAAACAATAAGATTTCTCCTTTCCTTAACTGCCGCTGACACGGCGGTAAACCTCCGATTGAACCGATGACGAAAAAAAAAATTCGTCATCGGTTCTTTTTTATTTTTACACTTTATTATACCATAACGGTATTATTTTGTCAATAGAAAAGAGGGTAAAGTATGGCTAAAAAATCATCAAAAAAACTAACACCTAATCAAGCAGAATTTGAGCGTTTACTTACAAACGCAAAGCAACGCTTTAACCGTTATTTAAGAAAAGGCTATAAATCACAGTACAAGGCTAAAGATTTGTTTAGCGCTTTTGAACGTCCCGAAAGAATAACAAAGAAAATGCTCAATAAATTAAAGCAAGAACTTAAAGACATTACGGACACGGTGTTATATGCAGAAGCGCAAAACGGTGAAGCTATTTCGTTTACTGACATATCTAAAGCGGCAAGAGCGCAGTTTAACAAGTTAGGCTTTACGCAATTTACGGTTACAAGTTCAACGGGTGTTGAAAGCAATATAATTCTTTCAGTTAACCATGCACCCATAGCTAATATAAATGAAGCTGACCTTGCGTTCGCGCATTTTGTTGAATCGAATGCACGTTGGGTAACAGACAAAAAGAAACACGCAGGTATGGAATATATATTAGATGACCTAAAGGAAGAACGCAATCATCTGCAAAACCGTTATGGCAAAAATGAGGGTGACACCGTATTCGCGTACATGCTGAATGAAATCGGTGTTGCCGCCGGGACATTAACGTCACAGGAAGCGAACGACGTTAACGCGGCGGGACGTTGGCTGGGCAACTTTTACGAACACCGCGAAGCAGGTGTAGAAGAAATGATGAAACTAAATGAAGCGTTTGGAGACGTGCAAGCATGAATTATTACGTATGTGATTTTGAGACAAGCGTATACGACGGGCAAACTGACACGGAAGTTTGGGCGGCGGCATGTGTTAAAATACATACAGAAGATGTACTCGTTGTAAACTCAATAGGTAAATACTGGGAATGGGTAGAACAGTTAAAAGGCAAGAACATCGTGTACTTTCACAACGGCGCTTTTGACTTTTCTTACATTCTTGATTACCTATTGAAGCGCGACGACTACGCACAAGCAACCTACACGCCCGACGGCAAAGTTGAACACACTATGTTTTACGAAACAAATGACATGCAACCTAACACTTTTAAATACAGCATATCCGACATGGGACAATGGTATACAATGACTGTTAAAACCCATAGAAGCCTTATAGAGTTCCGTGACAGTTACAAGCTTATCCCCCTCTCCGTCGCAGACATGGGAACAAGCTTTAACACCAAACACCGTAAGAGCACGATTGAATACAAGGGTGAACGTCACGCAGGGTATAACATTACCCCTGATGAAGAACACTATATCAAGAACGACGTGCTTGTTGTAAAAGAAGCGATTGAATTTATGTTTGCAGACGGTCACAAGAAATTAACCATTGGCGCGTGTTGCATGAGTGAGTTTAAGTCCGGCTATAACCGTTTTGTTTATCAAGACATGTTCCCAAACCTTTACGACATTCCGCTTGACCCCGAGCGCTACGGCGCTATAAATGCAGACGAATACATACGCAAGGCATACCGTGGCGGGTGGTGTCACGTCGTACAAGGCAAGCAATGCAAGGTACATAAAAACGGTTTGACGCTTGATGTAAACTCCCTATACCCGTCCATGATGCACAGTGATAGTGGCAACTATTATCCCATTGGCTTACCTGCATTTTTCAGTGGCGCAGAGGGTTTAAAGGCAGTCGAAGCGGAAAGACAGGAACGGTTAAAGTCACATAACCCTTTGACAGGTATATATTATTTTGTGCGTCTACGTTGTCGTTTTAGACTAAAGGTCGGGTATCTCCCTTTTATTCAGCTAAAGAAAAATCTGCATTATAGACAAAACGAGAGTTTAACTACGTCTGACGTATGGGACGAAAACCAAAAGCGATACGTGTCAGAATGGGTAGACCAATGCGGGAAGAAGCATGACACGTATGTGACTATAACAATGACCATGACAGATTACGAACTATTTAAAAGGCATTACATTATAATTGACCCTAAAATTTTGGACGGCTGTTATTTCGAAGCACAACAAGGCATCTATGACAAATACTTGAACAAATATCGTGAAATGAAAATCAACGCTCCAAACAAGGGTATTAGAACAGTGGCGAAATTATACAGCAACAATCTGTACGGAAAACAAGCGGCATCTACAATCAGTTCGTATAAGGTTGCTATGCTCAAACCTAACGGCGTGGTAGGCTTCTTTACCGTCACGGAAAACGAAAAGACACCGGGTTACATTGCATGTGGCGCGGCTATTACCAGTTACGCACGAAACTTTACAATTACTGCCGCACAGCAGAATTACTACGGTGTCAATGCTCCCGGCTTTATCTATGCAGACACTGACAGTCTGCATCTTGACTTACCGTTGGACAAGATAAAAGGTGTCACGCTACACCCGCGAAATTATTGTTGTTGGAAGAATGAAACAAACTGGGACGTTGGATTTTTCACACGTCAGAAAACCTACATTGAACACGTAACACATGAGGACGGCGAACCGATTGAAACCCCGCATTATATTGTGACATGTGCGGGTGCAAACAAAACCGTTAAACAACTGTTTATACATTCAGTCGAACAGGATTACGACACAGAGAAGAATCCAGAAAACTACACGCCCGAAGAACTTGAATTTATCCGTGAACCTCGTAGCATATCCGACTTTGTACCGGGCATCATGATACCGGGTAAACTTTCTCAAAAGCGCATTAAAGGTGGTGTTATCTTATCTGACACGACATTTGAAATGCACTAAAAGTAAATCCCTTAGAGCATGAAAACTCTAAGGGATTTTGTTATTCTTAAACGCACGTCTACACAAAGGAATTGACCGTTCATAGCCTTGTCACGGCGGCATCTTTCAACCGTGTCACCCGTGCAGGTCGATGTGCAGAACGAACGCAGAATACAAATTAGAATGAAAGCGCTTTTAATATTGCTTCTTTCGCTTGCAGGTCTTTAAACCTCATACAGCCATGCTCGAAATAATACCGAAGCTTTTGAATGAGTATAAAGTTACTCGACACCATAACATAATTTAATTTATGGTCGGCGGTGTCTACTGTGATTTTGAGCGGATATTGATAATCCACGCTCTTGTCACAGAACACAATACCTAATTCGGGGTATTCTCGAACGCCATAGTCAATACCCGCATAGCGTATCGTTGCGACATACTTTCCGCGACCCGTCGGCGTATCGACAAATGAGAGGTCATCTTGTAAATACACACCCTCGGCGCTATATGCGATATAATCGCTCGAGCCAAACGCGCGGTTAAAAGCACTTGACTTTAAAGCTTTAGCCGCCGTTTCGTTATAACCCTGTTCCAGAACGAAACCGTCTCCACGCAAGAAATGCGTGTCCTTTTGAAGTCGTGTTGAAATATCCATTGCAACATAATATGGGTTGAGTATCGTTACAGGGTTGGAAATCATATATACGGGCACGTAGCGGGATTGCTTGCTACGTCCGCGCGCAATAGAATTGTGAATAGAGATAAACTTTTCAACCTCTTTGTCGCAGTAGTGGTTTTGCTCGGATTGAAACTCGTCGAATATAATATTGTCAATGTCACTGAACAAATGTGAATTGCGCTTTAATTGGTCGGCTGAATTGATGGAAATTGCGTAGCCGCACGGTTCTTCGTTTAGGTACAACTCTTGGTATATGCCTTTCATCTTCTTTGCGGCGGTCATATCGTATTCGGGGAAGAATAATTCTTTTATATCCTTGAAGAACTTTTCGTCACAGCCGTCTAACTCATAGTTGAAGCGATACAGCAACGCGAACTTTTCTCCACGTTTAATAAACCTGTTTACCACAAGTCTATTAAAATAGGTTGTTTTACCTGCGCTACGGTTAGAGGTACACATGAACACCTCGGGTGTTTTGCCGTTTATATCCTTTAATGACAATAGCTTTGTTCCGTCGTAATAATTCGATTTTGGCATTATATTTTAACTCCATGTATTATTTTCTAATTAAATTATACCACAAGTATATTGACAAGTCAACCCCTTTTGTGCTATACTATAAGTATAAAAGGTGGTAAATACAACAGAAAGGATTGAAACCTTATGGACGTAACCGCTATTGTGCAGATTGTTTCCTCTCTTGGTTTCCCTATCGCCGTTTGCTTGATTTGCTTTTGGTATATCAATAAGCTTGAGGAAACGCACAGGAACGAAGTGCAGAAGCTAACCGACGCACTCAACAATAACACGCTCATCATGCAAAAGCTTTGCGATAAAATGGGCGTTCAGAAATAGGGGGGCGAACTATAATGAGTTATTTTTCTGGCGATAGAAAAGCGAAAATTGATGCGCTTATCAGTGTGCAAGGTGCATACCTGATACGTATCACAGACGCAGGTGTTTTGACATGTGATGACGTTATTAAAGTTCCTTTGGGGTATGTCGCAAAAAGGAATACTGTTATTGACAAAGGTTCATATAACATTATTCCCGTCGTTGAACTGGTTATACCCATTGAACTTCCTGTTTTTGAAATTATCACAAATGAGGGTGCAACAGTAGAACCCTTTTCAACCCTAAAATTGCCTGACGAAGCAAACCCGTATAATGGTGTGCGGTTTTATTTTGTTTTACCCCCCGGAACAACGGGAATTAAAGACGTTATTTTCAAGCCAAAATATCCCTGTATGCGCGCCGCCTTACAGTTCGGAGTATTGCCGCCACCTTACAATTATGATAACGCCTTGTTTGGTGTTATAACGTCGGCTGTGTCGGCGCTTGACGGTAGGGTTGACGCTCTTGACGGTAGGGTTGACGCTCTGGACGGTAGGGTTGACGCTCTGGAAAGCAAAAGACTTTATGTAAAACAAGTCCCCCTTAATTCATACCCCGACTTTTTTAAAATTTTTGGAACTAACGACCAAAACGGTATTTTAGGATGGGAATTTACGTTTAAAACCACGGGTAATGTGCTAATGCTTACGGCAGGCAACCACGCGGATTCTAATAATAATGATGTTATAATTAACGGTGCAGTTATCCAAGGACATGAAAGATTGACGCTTACTTACGACAATGGGTCAAGCCTTTTTAACCTATATGCTTTTACAGAGGGCGAAAACGGTGTTATCCTCTCTGAACGGTATTTAGCGTCCGGAATAGGTAAAATAACTAATAGTCCGCAAGACCTCCACCTAATTATCGATGATTCAGAACAAAACGTCATGGAAATCGGTTCTGGCATTGTTAGTTATATCTAAACAGAGGTGTACGCTTATGGCAAAAATTTTTTCAAAAGGTATCGACCTTTCTGAACATCAAGGTTCGGTTGACTTTAACAAGCTGAAAGCCACGGGCATTGACTTTGTATTACTCCGCGCCGGTTACGGCAGTGCAAACCGATACCCCGAACAGTACGACGCAAGGTTCGAGGAATATTACAAAAAAGCGAAAGCCGCGGGGCTTGGTGTGGGTGCATATTGGTACAGCTACGCAGAAAACGCCGACATGGCGGCAGACGAAGCCGCAAGCTTTATCAAAGCTTTAAGGGGAAAACAGTTTGATTACCCGGTGTATATCGACATGGAGGAAGACGGCATTGCAAGAAAGCTTGGTAAAACAAAATACAGTGACATCGCGGCTAAAATACTCAGCACAGTGGAAAGCAACGGCTACTGGGTAGGGATTTACGCCTCTTTGTATTACCTTTCAGACCGTCTTGACATGACAAAATTGTCAAGGTACGCCGTTTGGTGTGCCCAGTGGAACGACGTTTGTCAATACGAAAACGCGGGTATCTGGCAGTACACAAACAGTCACACCGTAAACGGTGTATCGGGTAGAGTGGATGCAGATTACGCGTATTATGACTACCCGTCACAGATCAAAGCAAAAGGGCTAAATGGCTACAAAAATAAAAGTGACAACAAGGATTTAATTCGAACGAAGCTTGAACAGATTGAAGTTCTTGCAAATGAAATTGAAAGCTTGATTTAACATGGCAACCTATAAGCAATGTATAACAGACCAAAAGACAATCTATGAAAGTGCGGGCTACCCGTACTATTCCGGCGGCGGTGAACATGGCGGCATTGATACCGTGCATGACAACTACAAAGCGTATGCACCTTTAGCCGGAAAGGTTGTATGGGCGCAGGTATGGGACGGCAGTACCATAACGGGCAACATGTCGTGGGGCAACATGATACTTGTCGAGTTTGAACCGAACAAGTATTGGCTTGCTGCGCACTTTGCGTCACAGATTTGGTCAGAGGGTGACAGCATTGCACAAGGTCAGTTTATCGGGACGCAAGGTCAGACGGGCAACGTCACTGGTACACACACCCACTGGGAATACTGGGACGGCGGGCAAACAACCGCCTACAGAAAAGACCCGTCAAGCATCTTGCGTATACCGAACGGTGTAGGCACGTATAACGTTACGTGGGACGCAAGCACACCGCAACCGAAACCACCTTTACCCGACGCGACATGGCACGCAAAAAACTTGTACGGTTACTCCCGTGAGAGTTCAGAAGCGCAAGACAACGCTGTCATGATTTACAAGGCTTTGGTGCAGTCCCTCGGATGGACATTAAACGCCGTTTCTGCCGTCCTTGGTAACATGGAATGGGAAAGCGGGTACAATCCGTGGCGGTGGGGTTGGGATGAACCCCTACCGTCAACGGATTATAGAAAGGACGATATTGGTTATGGCTTGGTACAGTTTACACCACCTCAAAAGTATATTGATGCAGAAATTGCAAAGTCGTCCCCCGGGTATGCGCCACACTTTAGTGACGTGATGGGCAGTCCCGACGACGGTACAGCGCAATGTTACTTTTTGAGTAACGCCACAAACCTATGGTATCCTGTCAGTCCGTATAACATGAGTTACGCGGAATTTAAATCGTCTACGCAGTCTCCCGAATACCTTGCAAGCGTCTTTCTGGACACGTACGAACGTCCGGCAGACCCGGAAGCAACACGCGCAGACCGTCAAAAGGCGGCGCGATATTGGTATAACTACCTTGGACAATATGACCCCGATACACCACCAACACCCCCGCCAACACCAACGAAACGAAAATCCATGCCTATATGGATGATGTGCCTTGGCTACAGAAAGAGAATGATTTAAAATGGCAGTAAAGAAACTTGAAGAATTTAAAGAAATTTTCGCGTCGGGTGACTTTACACCTGATAGACTGTTAGAAATTGCCGAAGACGTTGCGGACACGTTTAACGATTTTAGCACCAGACTGACCGCGGCCGAGGAAGCAACAGCAAAAAAGGATAAAGAATGGCGCGAAAAATATACAAGCCGTTTCTTTGAAGGTAAACCAGAGGGCAGTAAACCCGACGAACCTGCAACGCAGTCCCCGTATGGGGTAGATGCAACCGAACGTGCAGAACATATCACGTTCAATGATTTATTTAAATAAGAAAGGATGATTTTCAATGGCAACTAAGCCGAAAGTAAGAACGCTTACAAACAGTTCCGCAGACGTGTTAAATGCAATCCGCAATTCCGCGTCTATCAATTACCGTAACTATGTCCCGGTTGTGACCCCGGACGCAGACAGCATCCGTGAAATCGGCGCAATTATCATGGACATGCCCGCGCTCCAGAATGAGTTTCTTTCCGCGCTCGTAAACCGTATCGGCAAAGTCATTATCACGTCTAAGTCCTACTCTAACCCGTGGGCGATGTTTAAGAAAGGTTTCCTTGACTTTGGCGAAACGGTTGAAGAAGTGTTCGTGGCTATGGCGCGTCCATTCCAGTATGACCCGGCAGTCGCGGAAAACGAACTGTTCAAGCGTGAAATCCCGGACGTGCAGTCCGCGTTCCATGTCATGAACTTCCAGAAGTTCTACAAAACCACAACAGAGGAACAGGATTTGCGCCTTGCGTTCCTGTCCGAAGACGGTGTTTATAACCTCGTTGCGAAGATTACGGAACAGCTTTACACCGCTATGGAAAACGACGAATTCCTCGTCATGAAGTACATGCTTGCGCGTAACCTCTCTCGCGGTCAGATTAGCGTACAGACAATCAATACAAGCAACATTGATGACGCAACCGTTGCAATGCGTAAAGCGTCTAATGACCTGCTGTTTATGTCTGACGAATATAACCTTGCGGGCGTGACCACGCATACTCTGCGTGATGACCAGTATATCATTATCAATACTGCGTTCGATGCTACCCAGAGCGTAAAGAACCTTGCACGTGCGTTCAACATGTCCGAAGCGGAACTGCTCGGTCATATTGTTCTTGTCGATGGTTTCGGCAAACTCAATGTAAAGCGCCTTGATGAACTCTTTAAGGGCGACCCGAACTACTATGAGTACCGCACGGACGAACTGGAAGCACTCAACGAAATTCCTGCTGTCCTTGTTGACCGTGACTATTTCGTGATTTACGATAAGCTTCAGCAGTTCCGCGACCTTGAGAACGTACAAGGTCTTTACTGGAACCACTATCTTCATGTGTGGAAGCTGTTTAGCGTTTCCCCCTTCGCTAACGCTATCGCGTTTATCCCGCACACCCCGACTGTCACAGGCGTTACGGTGTCTCCGGCTACGGCTACGGTGTCACCGGGTCAGGTGCTTACCTTGACCGCGAACGTCGCAACGACCAATTTTGCGCCGCAGGCGGTTACGTGGGCAAGTGACAACCCGCTCGTTACGGTGTCTGCGTCCGGCGTTGTTAAGGTTGACCCGACTGCAAGCGGCACGGCGAACATTACCGCGACTTCTAAGTTCGATACCACACAGAGTGGCAATTGCGTGATTACCGTACAGTAAACTAAATCAATGTAAGTCTAACCCTCTGGAAACAGAGGGTTAAGACCTATATAAGAGGTGGATAATATTATGTATATTGTGCCAAACAGCACCGTATATATTTTAAGCGGTATTCCAATCAACAATAACTATCAGCATACTATTTATTTTGATGATGCTAACGCACAGTATAATTATTTTAAAAAGCACGTAAAAAAGACCTTTACGGGCGTTTCGTATCAGCGTGAAAAACGCGGGTGGATACGTGTGGAATGTTCCGCAGATGAATTGTATAATTGCAATTATATCATGTATCAAAATACCGCTTACAACAACAAATGGTTTTATGCATTTATTGACAGCGTGGAGTTTGTCAACAACGTCACGTGTGAAGTAACATTTACCCTTGATGTTATGCAGACATGGTTTTTTGATTACACGTTACAAGCTTGTTTTGTTGACCGTGAACATGTTGCAGATGATACGATTTTTACGCACACTGTTCCCGAAAATATCGGTTATGGTGAACCTATTGTAAATAAAGTACAATGGGAAGACAACGTTTTATTTTCACCAAAAGGCGTTATCTATACGGCTTCTGAACCGTCAATAGCACTTGGAAGTGAAACGAAGTCACAAACTAAAGCTTATGGCGTTCCTTGTAATATGTATATTGGGTGTAGCAAGCAGGTTAAAACAAACGAACAAGTTACGGGTGTTGATAATATAGGTGTGATGAACGACCTTTCTTATTATCTTGCATCGGGAAAACAGTCTGCCCTACAGTCTGTTTATACTTTACCTGTGTTTATGTGTGATACAAATATTACGATTAGTGTAAATGGTGGACAGCCGCCAAAAGAACCCGCAGAACTTGGCATACACGTACTACGAAACACAGATGATATAAACGGGTATAAACCACGAAACAAAAAACTTTTCTGTTACCCTTATAACTTCTTGCGTCTTTCAAACCAAAGCGGAAGCGTACAAGATTACCGCTTTGAAGATTTTCAGCAAAGTGACGCAGACAAGTTAACAAATAGCGTTACTTTCAAAGCATACGGCACGGGTTTCAATAATCCTCAAGTTGTTGTTGTACCGCAAAAGTACAAATTTAAGGACGAATTTATGGACGAAGCTGTCACTATTTCAGGCTATCCAATGTTGCCGTTTTTGGGTGACGCTCTCGCAGCATATTTGGCTTTAAATTCTAATACTTTAGCATATCAACGTACAACACCTATTTACAATGCTGTTAGGGGTGCTGTAGGTGGTGTGACAAACGCGGCGGCGGGTATCGCTACAGGAAATGTGGGGTTAGCTTTGTCAGGCGCGGCATCTGTTTTAGGCACGGGTGTAACTACAACTGTAGATAGTATGCAGATAGAAGCAGAACAGTTAGCAAAGCAAGCAGACTTGGCAGAAGTTCCGGACACAGTGTATGGGTTAAGCAACGCAACAAGCGTTACAGCCGCTACAGATAATTTAAGACCCACGTTTTACAGCATGTGTTGCAAAGCGGAGTATGCTAAAATCATTGACAGTTACTTTGACAGATGGGGTTATAAGTGTAACGAAGTTAAAATTCCGAACCGCAATGTTCGCCCACACTGGACATACACCAGAACGAACGCATGCACAATCAACGCAAATTGCCCCGGAGATGACGAAGACATGATATGTAATATCTATAATAACGGTATTACGTTCTGGCGCAATGGCGATGAAGTAGGCAACTACACCCTTGACAATTCAATTTAAAAGAGGTGATAAAAACATGGCAAGCAGTTTGAGGGCAAAGCATTACGGCGGTACGCAAGACCGCATGTTTTGGAGTACGGCTTTTGAAAACCGACTGAACAACGATTTGTACCTTTCAAGGCTCGTTGAACTTTCCGCGTCCATGTTTGACTGGACAGGTCTCCCCGAAACATGCGACGTGCGAACACTTGAACTTGCGCTTCTGGGCAACGGACGCGCGGTATTCTTCAAGGACGATGCACTCGACATGTACATGACACTCCCCGTAAACGTCAGTACCAGCGGCTACGACGTGTACGGACAGCCGTTGCAGTTTACGGCGCGTAGCTTGTATAACAACTACAGATACCCACTGACACAGAAAACAGGCGTGATGATTTATAATAACTATCTCCGCACACCGTCCCTGATGCAGTTGGTCTCATTCGCGGACAGGCTCGGAAAGATTGATGAAATCATCGACATAAACGTCAACGCGCAGAAAACCCCAATTTTGATTTTGGCAGATGAAAGCAAACGCTTGACGATGAAAAACTTGTACATGAAGTATGACGGAAATCAGCCGTTTATTTTCGGTGACAAGAACTTATCTATCAATGACTTTACAGTATTAAAGACAGACGCGCCATACGTTGCAGACAAATTGTATGAACTCAAAACACAGATTTTCAACGAAGCTTTAACCTATCTTGGTATTTCAAACACGTCCCTGCAGAAGAAAGAGCGATTGATTACAGATGAAGTATCGCGTAACATGGGCGGTACTATTGCCGCAAGATACAACCGCTTAAACGAGCGGCAAAAAGCGTGTGAAAAAATCAATAGTCTGTTTAACCTGAATGTATGGTGTGAGTACAAGGAGGACTACGATGACCGTCTGATTTTGCAAGATGTTGATGACGTGATGTATCGGAAACAGACCGAAGAAAAGGAAAGAAAGGAAGAAGACAGTGAGTAAATTTACAACAGAAGTTCGTTGGATTTGCGAAAGTTTTGTTCCAGAATTGAACTGGCAAGGTGAGTACGAACACAGCGGCTATGGTGACGTTGAGAAAGCTTTGCAAGCCGGTTATGAACACATTTTCGACTTTGATTTTCCTATCTGGAAAGAAAGTTATCGTGAACACCTGTGCAAACTTATCCTACTCCACTATTATACGCGTGAAATAGCGTATGAAACGTATGCGCTTTGGAAACTGCATCTTCGGGAGCGGCTTGTCGCGATTATGCCGAAATATAACATGCTGTACAAGCAAGAGGAACTTGCGAACCCGTTTGATAATATCAAACATACTACAGTAGGCGAAGACACGACACACACTGCTGACAACGGCACATCACATGGCGAAAGTCAAAGCACAGGTTGGAACAAGTTTAACGAAACTCCGCAAGGTGGTATTGAGGGGTTAGACACAGATAAGTATTTGACAAACGCAACAAAGACAACGAGCGAAGCTTCAACCGACGGCACAGCACAAAGCACACAGGACGGTAAACGCAACACGGAGTATACTTATACAGGGCGTAGCAGTGGAGACGCGTATTTCTCCGAAATGACTAAGATGTACAAGAATTATGAAAGTGTTGACAACATGGTATTGCACGAACTCGAAGACTTGTTTTTCGGTTTGTGGGAATAAAGAAAGGTGGTAAAGTATGCCGAACGATAACAAATTCACACCCGCTGACTTTGACCCGGTTTTAAAAAAGTATGACGGCATTCCGTATCTGCGCTTTTGGTGTCAGAAAGTTCTCCCCGCTGTTTATGACCAGAGTTTGAGTTATTATGAAGTGCTGTGTAAGCTTGCGGCGTTCCTTAACAAGATGCTTGAGGAACTCGAAAAGATGCAGGATAACATTGACGCTTTGCATAAAGCGTACAAAGACTTGCAAGACTGGGTGAACGCTGAAATCGCAAGGTTTGAAGCGCACATGGAACAGCACTTTGACGACTTGACGAAAGAACTTTGGAATAAGTTTGAACAGTATAAAAACGATACGAACACTACTTTACAGCAGTGGTTCAGTGAGTATGAAACGAATACCACAAACAATTTAAACAAAAAGTTTAATGAGTTTGTGAACAATGCAAACACACGCATTGACCAGATGTTTAATACGTACACCACGAACACCAACAACGACTTCAATACGTGGAAAACTGATTTTACCAACCAGTACAACCAGTGGAAAGACGAAGTTGACAGACAGATTACGAACATCAATTCCAATATTCATTCTTTAACGACACGCGTAACCGCGCTCGAGAATATGGTTAAAACATACCCTAACTTCAACTATAAGTCCTTCACCATGACGGGCACTAAATATTACAAAAAGGCTATTTTGGATATGCTTTCTTTCCCGTCTGCCGGTGATAACGCGATTATTTGCTACGGCGTTTGCCGTGTGTTCGGGCAAGATACGTCTGTTAGCGTCTCGGGCAACTGGCGCGAAAAGTTTAATCTTACCCCCGAAGCAGCCCACGACATCTCGGAAATGCTCGGTGCTACGTCTAATGATAACTGCATTAAATTTGAGCTTATGCCGCGCACGTCTTATGTTTCCGCGTCCGGTGATGCTAACAACGGTGCACCGACTAATGATAAACTTATCACAGGTTTGTTGTGGTTGTTTGCCGTTTCGGGAGGCGCTGTGGGTGATGTTCCCGCGCAGTTGTTCTTCAAAAATAACGGTTCTGTTGGATTTGTTTCTGATAATTCCATGTTGTTTTCCGCTATTGCTACAAAACAGGCTTTCCCGCCAAGCTGGTTCGCCCCCTCCGGTGAGTGGTCGTTGTAAATAATTTATGATAACAAAGGCTCGAGTACCGTAGTGGTATTCGAGCCTTTGTTTTATTTGTGTTCGTTTTTAACCTCACAATATTTTTGTATAATCAACTTTTCGGCTTGCTTTAGGGCGCTTGCTTGATAATCGAGCCACGTTCCAAACCCTACGGGCTGCTTTGCACCAGCGTGTAAACGCTTTAGCGTCGTAGGACTGCAAGTGCGCCCCGCTATGCTGTAGCTGTCTGCAAGCGCCTTTCCGCAATAGCTGTATTCAATCCAGTTTAGACAACCGTCGAGCAGTTCGGCGTGGAGTTCTGCCAGTGTGTCCGGCGCTTCCGCGTCACCTAATCGGTTTAAAATGTCTATTGCGTATAGCTTCACGGCGCTTCGGTATGCGCCGCGCGGGGTTGTTTCATTTACTTTCTTGCGTATCTCGATGTAATTCAAGTGCTTCACGCTCCCTTATCGTATCGTACAAGTAACGCCATGCGTTAAAAATGTCATTACATAACGCATAGGCTTTGCATTCTCTGGCACAAAATAGGCTATATTCGCATTTGTAACGCTCAAAAATTTTGTCCTGTGCCATTGACAAACCATATGAAAGGTCTTTTAGTTGTTCCGTAGTGTAATCGCGGGTGCTAATTGTTATCATCTTTCAATTCTCCTTTCGCGTCGTATCGGTTTATCTCGTACTGTATAAACTTTAGCAAGTGATTTGTTAATTCGCAAATGTAAGCGCATTCGCATTTATCACACTCGATAACGATACAGCTATGAGTTTCATATATTATCTTTTGTGCCTGGTATACACAATGCCGCAATGCTTGCAAGTCCGTATACGTCATAACTTCCACCACCTTTCTACTGTCTTTAACAACTTGTAATCGTTGTACGTGCGGTCAAGCCATTCGAACAACTGGGCAAGCCCTACAAGCAGTGTTCCTGCAACTATGCTCAAGCATAACACGATAATCATAATGTTTGCACCACCCTATAAGCTAAATCTAAGCGTTTCGCTAATTTGTCAATTTCATCGCATGTCCGCGTTTCAAGTACGTCTAATTTGCCTAAAGAACATTCGTCACAACGTGTATGACGTTGGCATATTTCATCTTTAATGTCCAACACATTTATAATTTGTGCAATTTCAACCTGCGTTCGCGCTTCTCTTTTAGTGTTCATCGTTGAACCGCCTTTCTGCTGTTAAATCTGTGATATAGCAAGCGCCCATCTGCCTTGCGGCTTTATGCGCTATGCGTTTTGCATGTGCCGTTGTCTTTGCGTATACAGGTATCTCAACTGTATATTTGCCTGTGTCCGGGTCTGTTACGGTCACTGTTACCAAATAACTGTTCATCTTCGTTTTCGTCCTTTCTCCAATTTGTGCCTATGCAACTATCTATTGCATGTGCTGCAAAGGGTATTTCGGTTTCCTTGGCGTTATCTGCCCATGCGGGTTTTACAAGGTTTGCTTTGAATAGGTCTGTCCAGTTTGGTTTCATGGTTTTCACCTCCTTTTTATGACCTGCCTTATCAGCACGTGTAGGTCATCTCACGTGGACGGGCGTTGCGCCCGTTTCGGCTTAGATTTCAAATTCTTCCCCTGTTTCGTTGCGAAGCAGTTCGCAGTATGCTTCAAAAAATTCCTGCTCGCCGCCTTTTTCTTCCGTCCACTCGCTGTGCAGCTTCTCGCGTAAATCGTCCCGCATATAGCTAACGATTAAATCGCGGTCGTAAAGGTTTCCGTTGAATTTGATTTTAACATTTTGCTTTTTCATTTGTTTTGCTTCCTTTCCTTTTTGGTTCTTGCATTCACATTTTAATGCATTCATAGAGCGGCACTATATGTCCATGTACCTTAAAGAACGGACTGGCATTCCCTTTTGCGGTGTAATGAAGTTTGCAACGGTGAAAACTTTTCTTGCCGCGCCATGCACCTGTTACGCAGTACACATAATTGCATATGTCATTTTCAATGCCTTTTATCTCAAGACCATTGAACCCGCTATAATATGCAATGCTTTCGTGACTCTCGCAATATTCTCGTTTTTTTCATTTTGTTTTCCTCTCTTTCCTTTTTTCTGATTATAGTATACTTTACGTTTGTAAACACCGTATGAACAATTTGTGAACAATTTGTGAACATTTTACTTTCTTTTGATTTCAAAGTTTTCGTCCGCACTTGCAAAGGTGTAACTATCGAAATCATATTCAATTCCGCTACATAACTCGTCAAGATTATTCTTTAAATAGATTCTTGCTAAGTCGTAGTTTAAATAACGTGTTATGCTTTTCGCGCATTTATTAAGCGTTTCAATAACTTCCCGCGGAAGTTCCATGTTTCCGAACGGTCTGTAGCCGGTTACTATTACGGTATCATTGTCAATCACGTAAACGTCGGAGTTCCACCCGTACACGCCCGCGGTGTAGAAATTCGGTTCACGCCATTTTAAAGCGTCTTGCATGTCGCAGTAGCCAACTTTGATTACGTTGCGATATGCGCTCATGATTGCTTTTTTCGTTATCTTCGTTTTCATTTTGTATCTTCCTTTCCGGCGTGTCATCATCAGTGTAACGCCGCCAACCGTTACAGACGGGCGTTGTGCCCGTTTCGACTGTTTAGAAAGTTTCCGTTTCGATTATTACAGCTTTCATCATGTAAGATTCTTCGTAGGCTTTCACGAACAGTTGAGCATCTGTTATCTTGTAAAATCTTGCTTTGATAACCATTATTGTATCTTGTAATTCTTCGCTGTAGGTCTTTGCCCATACTTCATAAGTTGTTCTTTTCATTTGTTTTTACTTCCTTTCCTTTTTTCTGTCTATATTATAGCATACCCCCGCACGAAATGTGTTAACAAACTGTGAACAAATTGTAAACGATTTATTAACAAATTATGAATAAAATATGAACAAGAATACTTTCATGCTTTAATGTATTAAAGTGGGTTAGTTGTGACTTAATCTCGTTCG